ATGGACGGTGACCTAAACGTAAACGACCTTGCCTGTGGATGGAACCCATCTGGTGATGTTAACTTCTCTCAAGTTGATATCTGTATCCGTGACAAGCAAGTTAAAATGGATCTTTGCCCAGAGGACTTACGTCAATACTGGTTATCACAAAGAATGAGTCCTTCTGCTTTCCAAGAGACTGTACCATTTGAAGAAGTTATCGCTAACTACTATGTAGAGCGCGTACGTAAGTACAATGAAGACTTCCTTATCAATGGTGACGGTACTTGTGATGGTATCAAGGCTCAAATCACTGCATCTACTGGTGCTAACGTACCTGTTGCTCCTGCTGCATGGACTGTGAACAACGCGGTTGACCAGGCATTGGATCTATTTGATGCAATTGATGAGTCAGTTAAGGACAGAGATGATCTTATTATGATCGTATCTCCTGCTAACTACCAGACTCTTCGCAGAGCATTGGTTGCACAAAACTACTTCCACTATAACCAAGGTGATGGAGTAAATGGAATTGACTTGATCGGAACTAACTGTAAAGTTGTTAAGTCTTCTGGTCTTGTAGGTTCTGATTATGTATGTGCAGGTCCTGCTAAGTTTATCGTTGCAGGTACAGGTTTACAAGATGATATGTCAGTTATGCAATTCTACTATGACAAAGGATTTGACGTTGTTAAGTTCACTGCCAAGTGGAGATTAGGTGTAGCTGTTCACCAAGTAAACGTATTCGCTACTAACGATTTACCATAATCTCAAACGGTCTTTGACCAATAAAATAAAATAAGAAAACTATGGCTTGTTCAAATTTAACTGCAGGTTTTACACTTGACTGTAATGAATCCAATGGTGGTATTGATAAAATCTTTATCGCTAACGGACCAGTTGAAAGTATTACCGAGAGCGCTGGGGTTGTAACTGCAATCACAGTTAGTGGTTCTCCACTCGTGCCAGGTGATTTCTTTGTGTTTGAGGTTCCTCGTCAAACTAGCTCTATTACTGAAACTCACACCGTGAGCCAAACTAATGGAACTCTTTTCTATGACCAAGCACTTGCAATGGTGTTTAACAAAATGGAAGCTACTAAGCGTAACCAATTGTTACTTATGGGTCAGGCCACTAACATGGTTGTTGTCGCTAAAGACAATAACGGTAAGTACTGGTCGATTGGATTAGAGCGTGGAGCTTATATGACAGCTGGTACATCTGTAAGTGGTACTGCATACGGCGACCAAAATGGTTATCAAATTACCATTAGCGGAACCGAGTTGTACCCAATGTACGAAGTTACCTCAACTATCGTGGAGTAATCCACCTAAGAGATCGGCTGACGCCCTCTATATACTAAAGGGATTCCTTAAGGGGAGTCCCTTTTCTTTTGCCCCTTAGTGGAGTAAATCCTAGGTCTTTAAGAATCCTTCTGGCCTTTTCTAAGCCAGCTGCATGTTTACCATGATCAGTTGGAAGACCAAAGTTTTCTTGCCAATTACATTGTGCTTGGTAACTATCTACACGGCTTTCATGTTCACTTAAGACCACAAGATGTAGATCTTCTCTACCATAAAACTTGCCACGTGGCCTTTGGGTGTGGTCATAAAGTCTCCACTTAAGGTCTTTGGTTTCTCCAACATACTCAACTTGACCATGATGGCTAATTAGTGCATAAACGTATCTCATTTTCATTTCTTATTTTTTTATATATTTCCATGCCGATATATAAATCTGGCGGTGTAAACACATGCATTGGCTTTTATATTTAGTCTAAATGGCTGCAATATGACACTAGAGATTATTTCATATACTGGGACAACACTGGACTTTAGCAATTGATAGCGGCAGCCTTAAATTAATATTTAGCCCAGGTGGCGGAACTGGTACACAAGCTTACATTAGTAATAATGAAGGTCGCCAAGCAATTGTTTACTATGATCCTGCCTACTAAAACTAAAAAAGAATTATGAAAGATAACAGTCAATATGAAGTCGTAGGACAAGAGTTTGCAGCCTTACAGCTGCCACTTATCCGTGATGTACGCGGTAAAGAGTGGATCTACTACGGTGAAGAAAATCTTTATCCACAGGTACTTATTGACCTGTATAATAACAGTGCAATGCATCATACCTGTGTTCAGGCTATTAAGGACGGAATCATTGGTGAAGGTATTGAAATCATTGGTGATGAAGTGGTTAACAAACACGGAGAAACGGTTGATGAGGTATTTGAAAAGATCTCTCAGGATTATGTTATCTTTGGTGGATATGCAGTTAACACTGTATGGAACCGCGAAGGTACAAAGATTGTTGAGATGTACCACTTACCCTTTAATAATGTTCGCTCTGGCAAACTGGACGAGGAGGATAATGTAACTCATTATTACTACACAAATCATTGGGAAAATGTACGTAAGTACCCTGCCCATTCATATCGCGCGTTTGATCCGCTAGATAATAGAGGTGATAATGCAAGCCAGGTTTACTACTGCTATAACTATGCACCAGGCAATGATTACTATCCACTACCTGATTATGTAGGTGGTGTTAATGATATTCAGCTTGACGGCAGGATCTCTAAGTTCCACAATGCAAATATCTCTAACGGGTTAAGTCCTTCACTCTTTATACAGTTTAGAAATGGTATACCTACACCTGAGGCGAGAAGAGATATCTATAATGAAATCCAAGATACATTTGCAGGTGAAGATAAGGCAGGTCGTTTCTTTTTAAGTTTCTCAGACCCTGGTAAAGAAATGCAGGTGACCCCAATCACAAGCGCAAATGATCAATATTATATTACCTTAGAGGAACGTGTAAGCTCACGTATCCTTACTGCGCACAGGATTACATCACCTCTACTACTTGGTATTAAAGATGCCAGTGGTTTTTCTAATAATGCTGATGAAATTCGCGTAAGTTATGATCACTTTGAAGCCACTGTTGTCCAGCCTAAACGTAAAAAGGTCTTAACAACTTATGGTTACCTACTGCGTTTTATGGGATGGAATATTACCTTAACCATTAAACCAAATAGGATTTTAATCCAGGACCTTAATGTTAATGAGGAAGAAACACAGGATGCTACTGTCCCTGCACAAATAATTGAATAACTATGGCATATACCGCATTACTCGTAAGTGAACAACGTCTAAAGCAATACACAAGTCTAGACAATAATACAAGGGTTGAAGAAATCACTCCTTGGATCTTGGCTGCACAAGACGTTTACGTACAAGATATCCTAGGTACAGACTTTTACACCACCCTTACAACCGGTGTTATCAACAATACCTTAAATGCTAATGAAGCAAACCTGTTGAATAATTACATTCAACCAATGCTTTCGCATTATGCACTCTACTTAATGTTGCCCTCAATTAAGTATAAGATTGTAGAAAAGGGACTCTTAAGTGGTACGAGCGAAGAGACTGCTCCTACTACACTAGAAGAACTACAATACATGCGTCAATGTGAATTGGACTTAGGGCAGTTCTACCAAGAACGCCTACGTGAATACCTACGTAATAATCCAGGAATGTTTCCTACATATGATGCACCAGATCCACTTGACGGTATGTTACCTAATCGCCAAAGACCATACTTTAGTGGCTTAGTAACAGGTGGAATCCGCAAATACAAAACTTATTATGAAGACTACTGCGACGAATGCAACCCAGACCACGGCCCATCAGTTCCCTAAGACTAAAGCCACTTTGGAGAATGCGCAAAAACTTAAAATTTACTTATCTAAAAAAACTCGATAAAATATGGCAAGTCTAACCGGACAACAAATTAATAATACATATGATTCCTTAATTAAGATTGAGGATAATGGTCCTATCACAGGTACGCCTAAAACTCTTACCGATGGACTTGGTAACCAAGCACCTATTCAGCTAGGAGCCAGTGGAGTTAACTTTCCTTCAGGAACTGTTAACTTTACAGGTGCAACTGTGGTAGGGTTAACCGTTCCTCCTGGTGCCACTGGTGCCACAGGACCACAAGGTACTGCAGGTGTTAACGGAGCAACAGGTGCAACTGGAGCTCAAGGATTTACCGGAGCCACTGGCTTAGGTAGTACAGGAGCAACTGGGCCACAAGGTTTTACCGGAGCCACAGGACCACAAGGTACTAGTGGAGCAACCGGGCTTGGAGCCACAGGTGCCACTGGTCCTGCAGGTGTTGGAGCCACAGGAGCAACTGGTCCTGCGGGAAGTGGTGGTTTAGTAAACGGAACTGGAAGTGAATCACTTAAGCAAGCAGATACACTAACACCAACATTTACTGCAATTGCATCCGGATTAAGATCAGTTGCAATTGGATCAGGCGCTGATGCAGGTGCATCAGATACTGCTTCTTATGGATCATTTGCAATTTGCGATGGTCCTAGTGGAGTTGCAATAGGTAACTCGTCTAGATCATTTACTACATTAGGTATTGCTATCGGTGAAAATGCATATGAAATTGGAAGCCGTTCAATTAATATTGGTTATCGTGGTACTGTTGAAGGTGATGACGCGGTTGCAATTGGTACACGTGCGTTTGGTACCCATAAGGCCAGCTTAAACAGTATCTCAATTGGTAACCAGGCTCGTTCAGCAAGTTCTGCTGTTGTTAATCATATCTCAATAGGTAATGGTGCAGTTGCTAATTCTTCTTACTCTACTGTAATTGGAGATGGAGCAGTAAGTGGTACAAGCTCCCAATATGGCATTGCCTTTGGTTATGGTGCAAGTACAGGTGTAAGTGGTAGTCAAGGTTTTGCTGCAGCTTACCAGGCTTTTGCTGGAGCTCAACATGCAGTTGCAGTAGGTGCTAATAGTAGTGCTACTGGTACTGAAACTGTTGCCCTGGGTAGAAATGCAATCGCAAGTGGAGGCGCAGGTGTTGCAATTGGTGCAGGTGCTCAAGCCACTGCATCTAATGCTGTTGCAATTGGTTCCTCTGTAAATGCTTCAGTGGCATCATACACTACAACTAAAAACTTACAAATAACAAATTACGCAGGTCTTAACTATGCTGATGATACAGCTGCTGCCGCAGGTGGTGTACCACTAGGTGGACTCTATCATACAAGTGGTACTGCAAAAATCCGTATCGTATAAATAAAAAAAACAAAACTATGGCTTTAAATATTACAACACCCGTTAACACTAGTATTGGTGTTACAATCCCTACAAGTTATGCAAGAGTTGCAGTTAACGATGCTATCCAAGGTACCGCATTGGTAAGTACCATTAGTGTCTTTGCATCTAAGGCAGCATTTGAAAGCGGAGCAGATCCACTAGGTGTCATTATCAACGAAAGATTTATGGACGGTGGCATTGTGTTCCCATATAACCGTGAGACTGATGGTCCTGACATTTTAGGATGGGCTCATACAAAATGGGTTATCCAGTTAGACGAATTGGGAATCACTGCGGTAATTGATCTACCTTAAGCTTAAACAGTTTAGGGACTCTTATATATAATAAAGGTACGGTAGTTACTTTGCTTCTACTTATTCTGCCGTATCTGACATGATAGGTTTAATTTTTTCGAGGTCGTTTCTCGTTGATTAGGCGTACTTGTGTTTCATTTTTTTTATTGTTTTTGGAAGGGCCGGTTTCTACCGGTCCTTTCTAGTCTCTAGCCGGCTCTCATTTTTCACTCCCTAAAGGTGTGGGTTTCTGCCGTGTACCCGGCAACCCTTATAACTTATTGGTTTCCAATATGTATAACCTATTGATTTCCAATGGCTATAAATTTACACGGTTTTCTGAAACTTTTCTAAAGACTGCCTATATAAATAATTAAACAGTAAAACTATGAAGCCGGCCCAATTAACCAAAATTAAAAACAACAGCAAAATGAAACGACTAAAAAAAATTCAAATCTATCATGACCCAACATTCTCAACAAAGCTTTTTTAAAGTAGATCATTCAATTGTATCACGTACAGATCTTACACCTGTACAAAAGCTTATTTATTTTTATCTTCTCAATTTATCAGGAGCACCTAGCTCCAAAAGGGCTGGTGGTGCTTATCCAACCAATGCCGCTATTTCCGAAGCCTTAGGTATTACCGTAAGACAGGCCAAAGACAATGTAATCATTTTAAACAACATAGGTATTTTAACTTCATTCAAAAGAAGTGGTCAACGATTTATAATGGTGGAGAACGAACGCAATGCCATAAAAATCTTAAATAATCGTCTAGTACGGCCAGCCGTACCTCGTACGGAAAATGCAAAAGCTCGTACGGAAAATGCAAAGGCTCGTACGGTCAGCCGTATCAATCTCGTACGGTCAGCCGTCTAGATATAATAACAGTTATTAAAACAATATAAAAAAAGTATTAGCAACCCTTCTATGGAAAAGTTAAAATGTATACGTTGCTCAAACGAAAAACCTGACAAGATTAGGTTAACACTAGCTGGACCACATGTAAAAGCCAGTTGTAAACAATGTGGTTCATTTATAAAATTCGTTACCAAAACAAAGGTTGACCTAACTACTGTTGCAAAAAAGTCAACTTTTTTCTAGCCGATAAATAACTTATACAAGAAACTATGTTAAGTAAATTTGGTTACGAAAATTTTGATGACCGCCACATAACCATTTACTCACCTTCCTTTGCTGGTGACGAAAGACCCTTTGACAAGATCTGGTTAACCTTTATGTGGATTGTAGGTCAAGGATGGGGTTTTGATAAAAAGTATGAATTCTATATAAGTGACTATAAAGAATGTACACCCTTTGCCCAAGGTACACCCAGTGAATCGTTGATTTATGCTTTTAACGAAAGATATGGTGAATGGGTTAAAATGGGTTTCCGTGATAATATTATATGTTGGTTTGAGTTTCCCAGAACCGACTGGGAGTTTAAAGAATGGATTGTAGAAGACCCAAGACTACAACGCGTGTGGATCCACTTATATAACCAAGTCTTTGCTGGGATAGGGTTTCGTCAAGACCTATTTAATGATACAAATAGTAGAGTTGCCCAAATCCGCAACATACATACTGACACTGGTTGGTTTGTAGAAAACTATGCATGGAAGACAAAGGACAAAGGTCACTACCGCAAACCTAGTTACATACCACATTACCTAAGTGGTCCTACAACCAAAGGTATACATCGTGCCAAAAAATTTAAGGGTAAGATCCTTGATAAATAATTAATAACATAAGTAAAATGAAAAAACCCGTTACACACGAAACTTTACTCTGCCAACTCTTTCATCAGTATGGCGCAGATAAATGTCCACAAATTAGACATGGTTATAGTCCACATTATTATGAACTCTTAGCAGATCAGCAAAGAACTGCAAAACATATTCTTGAGATAGGAATTGGTACAGTACCTGTAATGAAAAGAATTGTAGGAGAAACCTATGTACCTGGAGCTAGCCTAAAAGGATGGCGTGACTTTTTTCCACAAGCACAAGTGTGGGGATTGGATAAAGCACGTACAGTTTTATTTGAAGAAGACCGGATAAAATGTTACTATGTTGACCAGAGTAAAGAACTTAGTCTAGGTGCAGCCATTCAGCGCATTCAGCATGAAGCCGGTGAACCTGTACAATTTGATCTAATCCTTGACGATGGCAGCCACATTAAGGAACACCAATGGTTAACGATACATACACTGCATAACCATGTTCGTCCAGGCGGTCTCTATATTATTGAAGACATTCATACTGATGCAATGGCAACATTTTGTGAATTAGAGATACCAGGATTGGTTCGTGAACATATCTATTGTGGAATGACTAAGTGGGATAACTTTGTTGCCTACAGAAAAATATCCTAACCTATGGATGATATCAATTATCTACAAATGGATGACATGGAGAAGTTACGCTATCGTGACCACATTCTCCGGTTATACTTACCATTTGTAAGCGCAGAAGCTCTTTATGCTATACTGGCAACCGATCGTGACAGTTACATAGAGTCACAAAAATACGAGATAGCGCAAGCTTATCAGGACTTAATTAATGATCTCAGATTACTTGACACGTTGGCTTAATGATAACTACAGTGCCATCGAGTTAATGGCAGCTAAGATCACTAGAGGTAGCCCAGAGGCTCCTGATCTTCTACATTACTCGCTGTTACATTTTCTGGAACATGGTAGAGCAGAAGAATTGGTTGCAGGTGGTCAGGCTATGAAATTTCTCTCTGGGATTATGTGGAGATCATTCCATAGTGGTACCAGCGCATATCATACCGAGTA